TAAATTGTCTTTGATTCCATCAAAGTCAAGTTCACCAACTCTAATTCTTTTGTTATTGTTAGCCATTTATCGGGTTCTCTCTAGAACTAAATCCAATGTTATTGGAGTAAATGTGTTTAAAATCTTGAAATCTATTCTGACGTCAACAGAGTTATTACCCTCATCATAAGTAACCTGAGCATCAAGTAATTCAACACGTGGCTCGAAGGTATTAATTACATCAATAATGTTCTGTCTAATAACTGATTCTGTAAATGGATCGGCAAGTTCGAACATTAGGGCAGAAACTTGCGAGCCAATTTCGCTATGAAATGGTCTTTCAAAGTTTTTAGTTAGAATTAAATTTCTTATTGAACGCTTGATGGCATTCTCATCCAATCTAACAGAAACATCGCCTGTGACTGGATGCTTTGTAAAATTTAGATCTAAGTCTACGAAGGTTCTTGTATTATTTGCCATATCTTTATTTATTATCCACCGATAAAGGTGTTTGGAGATCCTTGAGCAATAGCGTCACCGCAGGCAATGTTATCTCCAATTCTTGAGGCAGCTTTTCCTTCAATAAAGGTATTTCCCGATCCTGATGTATGCGCTCTTGCTGCTGGTTGAGCATGGGTAGTAATTCCACAAGAATGGGTAGCGTGATAGGAAGCATTATTGACTACTCCAACCTTTATCCCATTGACATAAGTCTTAGATACTGGTGTTGCAAGCATAGGGGTTGGTGGAAAACAACCATGCCCTGTACTTTGATCGCCAATTCTAACTATTGCTGGCATTATCTTGTATATCCCACATAAGTCTGGAGAGTGTTTTTACCATTAGTCCAGTCGTTTTGTACGTTTATTGTATAGATATTTATAGCCTTTACGGTAGTTCCGTCCATCGCTTTTGCAGTATAAGTATAATCTATTGTTCTTCTTTGGTCTGCCAAATAATAGATCATTTCAGATAGAGCATTTTGATCAATCTTTTCAAACTTATCTACCGTAACGAAGGTATCTTGTGGTGTCCTATACTGCAAACTATTATCAAACGCATCATAATAATAGCCAGATATTGAAGCTGGATCGCCATCCGTCTTTGTTACCGTATTTGGATTTTCCTCATTAAAGGTTATTGTTACGGGATAGCGTGTAACAGTTGTGGTTACTCCAGTACCACCAGAACCAACAGGTGTTCCACTGGTAATTGATTCTTCATAATATATCGAAAAATTAAAGTTTTGATATTCCAAAACTGTTCCCAATAATGAGTCAGAAGGATAAAACATTAATTATCCTTTCTTGGGAAATACGCCATTTACTGGTTCTAGTAAAACAAATCCTTTAGGGAAACCCTTAGCATCTCTTTGATACGTAGCGTGTCTAGACATAGTGAACGCCATTTTTCTATTACCACCCTTGTAGTTATACCCAATGTGGATCCATACTGAAGCAGGGTTATCATATTCAAGAATAATTTGGTCATATGGGATAGCACGTTCGATTAACTGAACCATCTCATAGGTTCTCTTGTAACGATCGCCACCACGCAAGCCAATATCAAGAGCCTGACCTTTACAGTGTGGTGATGTAGCTGATTCGATTGGTCCAATGACACCCTTCAAGCGATAACCAGAGTTGATACCCCATAGACCTTTCTTATAACCAACCATACCTTGCGGAACAATTTCAGCAGCAACCAATGGTTCTAAACAAGCATGGACATGGTTAGCCAAGTTACACACAATTTCTTGTGGAGTGTAAATACGTTCTTGTTTTGCGTTACCAAATTGTAAGAAATCTGTCAGAGATTGGTTTTGTAATCTATGACGACCACCAACACCACCATCAATACACATACCTAGTGTAAAGTTCTTCGTTAGTTTATAACTGTCAGTAAATCTTTCGCTCGAGAAGATAACTGCACAATCAACTTTAGATTTTGGATCTGGCGCACCACCCGATGGAGCTGGAGCAGTTTCTGCTGGCGCTGCTGTATTATCACGACCAGCAACTTCAGCTTCTTTATCGTTCTTTAGTTTTCTTCCCTCTGGTGAGTTTAGATCTTCTTCTGTTTCACCAGCCTTCTCTTTATCTGAGGTACGTTCTCTTCCTTCAAGCGGAGGGATACTGTTACCTTGTGGGTTACCAACAGGTGGCGCTACAAGCGCTGTTGCGTCTGCTGGAGCTTTTGGTGATGCTTCACTAGCACCATTACCAAAGTCACCTCTTGAATAATCGAGACGCATATTTCCACCAGACTTCAATTCCATTGAAGACCCAGTACTAAATCTTACACTTCCCGCAGAACTAATATCTGTTTCTGCTGTTACAGCGACACCAAGTTTACCTGCAACTGCAGCTGAAGCATCTGCGCCAACAGAAATATCTAAATTTCCACCAACTTTAAGTGAGAAGTCTGAACCAACTGCCATGTTCAAGTTTCTAGCAACACCAAAATCTAAGTTACCACCAAATGTGGCTTCAGCATTACCTTCTACTTTAATATTTGCGTCTGATTGACAAAGAATGTTTACTTGTCCACCTACTGTTAAATTACATGTACCCCAAACATAGAGATTGCCGTTTTTAGACATAACAGTATAACTGTCGCCATTAATATAATCGACACGTGTACCATCAGCATCAATGTCTGAATATGTTCCTGCTCTATGGAAAGATGTTAGTCGTTCGTTTCCTGGAGTGTCATCCCACTCCATGACGTGTCCAGATTCTGTTTCAAAAACTTTGTTGTAAGGATATTGACCACCATATGGCGCTTCTGGTTGATCCCACGATGAACCATTTGCAGTTGGTATTTGTAATACACGCAAACCATCTTTTACTTCAATAACAGTACCTTTAAAAACACCTCTTGCTAGTCTATTAGTATCTGGCTCATTCAATAAATTTCCCAAAGGATATTTTCCATTAGGATCCCTAAAACCAAACTTACTTTCAGCTGCAGAAGGTGACGGGATTACTGTGCCAGCAGAATCGGTACCAGCGGATGGTTCTGATGCAGCTGGTCCATTAGTAGCAGGATCAACTGTAGGTAATGCTTGTTTGTCAGCTACTGTTGCAGATTTCTCACCATAGAAATATTCAAAAAATTCTTTCTTTCTTTCAGCAATGTGCGGTGCATTTACACCAACAGCTCTTTTTGCTACAGCAAAATATCTTGCATCGGTTGGTGTCTTTTTGGGAACACGATCAACCAAATATAGCGCAGCAACGATAGCGCAAACATTCAGGTCTGCGTTGAGAGAATCTGGATTGTTAACAATGTCAATATTTAAACCAAATTTCTTGGCCAGATTATTGTATCTAATGTAGTTAGACTTACCTGTTAATTGAATAAATCCTCGTCCATAGTATTTACCACCTTCTGCGTCATTAACGTGGTCAAAGAATCCTTTACCACGTGTGGTTGGTCCATAAATGTAACTGAAAAAACCTTCTCTACCTTTTGAAACTGGCCAATTACAATATGATTTCCATTCTGCCTCAGGTCTCTTGTTCGCTATTCCTGGGAAAATCCTTGCGAAATTTGACTCAGTATAAAATGTGTTCTCAAATAATGGTTGCCAAGTTGATTCACCACCAGCGATACCAAGTAGAGCACACTTTTGCGCTTTGGAAGTTAATCCAACTTTATCGCAAGCAGCAATCATTGCTTTAATAGAAGCTGTTTGTACTGCTAAGTTTTTCTGATACCCTTTTGGTGGAACCAAAGGAATAGCATCATTAACAGGAGATGAAACTGGCGCTTCTGCTGGTGTGGTAGATGGCGCAGTATTTGTTGCGGTAGTAGTATTTGCGCTTGGGGCTGGTGTTCTATTTACAGTATTGTTACTAGTGGTAATGTTGGTCTGTGATCCACTAGTATTAAGTGTTTCCTCTTGCCCAGCTCTACTTTCTTTTACTGCATCTAAGTTTGTTGGTGGAACTTTGAAGGTAAGAATGTTTTCACCGTTACCACCATAAGTTTTATTGATTCTGATTGTATCACGAGATATAATCTGTTCGATCAAAGTTTCTTGCTCAACACCAGCACCAAAGACTCTCATCTTTTCTGTTAGTTTTGATGTAAGATCTGTTACTTGTCCATTAGGATCGTAGAAAGTTAACTCTGTTGTACCACCAATAGTTCTTGGAACTGTTCTTAATTCAGCTACTACTGATTCATCTTTTGGTTGTAAATTGATATTACCATCATCAATATCAATTTGTCCATATAAACTTTCCTGCGGTACGCCACCAATAGTACCCATCATAATAGGGAATTGTTTTGCTTCGTCTTGGAATGCAATAATTACCCAAGTACCTGGAACTGGACCTACTGGTGAGTACCCAATACCATTCATCGCAGCAGAGTTGATCGGCTGCATAGGGAATGCCCATGGTAAATCTTCTGTTGGGAGAAGAGATATATCTTCTGTATGTACACCTACTACTCGAACTTTACAACGTCCAAGTCTTAATGGATCGTCACGACTCTCAACAACACCAGTATGAAACATTAAACTTTTCATTAAACCCCACCCCTATCCAAATCAATAATCATAGAATCTTTAATCAACTCCATGTGACATTCGTGTTTCTCTTTATCTATAACATGATTGATAGCAGCAATCAAGTAATTACCTGAATGCACTTTGTCTATCAAGTTATCTAGGTTCTCTTGAGCAGATGCTTGTTCTGTTTTATAGGTAGTTAAATTTACTTTCATACCAACGGTATAGTCTGTTCTACCTGGAACTACAATCTGAACTTTAAAGGATTCAGCTTGTCCCATTAAAGATAATCTTTGCTGCGCAAATTTTGTGTTAGTAATATCCGTATAATCTGTATACACACCAAAGTGTTTTTGTTCGTGCATCTGTAAAGCATTTGGTGCTACAGGAACACGAGTTGATGCGATAGGAAATTTATTTAAGTGATTGTGATTAGGAAAATCTTTTAACAGGTTGTAATTTCTAACCGAATATTTTTTACTAACAAAGTCATGCGTTATCATCTTAGAAGCATAGATACCTGCTCTAGTTCTTTGCATATAATCGAAAGATTTTTCTACTCTAAACTCCGATACACGTTTATACGCTTCATCTGGGTTTGGTGTGTTAGTTCCTTGCGATGTAAAGTCTCTAGATCTATTGTCAAATATAAAATCTTGAAATTTTTCGCCATTATATAAATCGCTCAGCGTTAAGAAGTTGAATCCGTACCTATTCTCAAAGAACAGATAACTACTATTAGACTTATCGCTTACTGCAACTTTACTTAGATAGTTTAAGCATGCGCTCGGTGGCCAGAAGTTAGCAACGAATCTGATTTTATTGCTTGCCTGTTCAAATCTACAAACTTTATCTGAATTTAAACCTTCTGGTGTTCCAATTAATCTTCTAGCGATGTCGCTACAAACACCCTCAAACGATTTACTAATCTTAAAGTTTAAATCGGCGATGGCTTCTTTAGAAATAAAGTGAATCGCATATACTTGGTTCTTATCGTTTATGAGTAATCTTTGATCCATCTTAAACAGATAAAATTCACCTTGTATTATTCTTGTAGCTTCAGTAAAAGATGGCGTAGAAATTTTTAGTAGCAAATATTCTTCGCCAATGAATGGAAAGAAGTTTACTAGATCCAACGCATCGCTGAGAACAATAGTCCCAGTAATAAATGGTGAGAACATATCTTCAAATATTTCTACTTGAACAATCTGTCCCTTTACATCTTGTGTATATCCATTGGCAGATCTTACGATCGCAGTTTCAATATTTACTGAGCCAGCTGCTCGTAAACCAGTTAATCCAGACATTACAACTTCCTATAAGTTTCAAGTACGGTAAATAAAATTGCTGGCGCTAATATTTTAATTTTTCGTTTTGCTTCATTAACTCTATCTTCATGTAAGGTATTAGAAATAGTTGTAGTTCCTACGCCAGAGTTAACGATGTTGCCATCTGCATCTTCATAATGATGTACAGCATTAATATTGCTGATTCCATATTTTTTAATTACGTGCGCATCTAATTGTGGTTGAGACATTGGCATATCATTTATGTAATCATATCTTTCATTTAATATCATAAGCACCCAGTGATATAATGGAGAACCATATAATTTTTCCGAAACCATTTCAAAAGTTTCGCCATCTTTCAAATAATAGTATTCCCATTGTACAACATTTTCTACTATGGCTTTTCTAAAACGAACATTTTGTGTTACGTCCGTTACAACCATTAAATCGTTGTTCTTTTTTCCAGTATTAAAATCATAGAAAATTTCTCTAAATTTATCGAAATACATTATAGTCCCATTTCAATTTTATCTTTAGTAAGAATACCCAACTCTTTGAACGTCATTTGTACGTTAATTTGTGTTGGAGTTCCATCTGGGAAAGTTGTATACTGTCCGTTTGGTGTATAGTTAATTGTCATATCGCTCAATACACAAGAAGTATGTTTATGTATTGCTTTGTTCAATCCCTTACCCTTGTAATAAAAAATATCAAACTCAGATGGATATAAAAACAAGAACGCATCATCTTTATATTCAGGATGCATGTGGTATTTAAATTGATAGATAATCGCTAAGACGTTCTTGGCTTCTTCAGGGCTACGAGGATAAAACTCATAGTTGATGTTGAATGTTCTAAAATCAACACCTTTAAATAATTGTTCTTTCTTTGGGTTTGCAGCTACACCTGAGCCAGCTGAAAGTGCGTCACCTCCAGGAAGATTTGCTAAAGCAATAGCACTTGTCATTCCTGGTTTACCTAATACGTTTGCAGCACCGTAACCAACTGCTGCTCCCTTCGCTGGACTATTACCCAACGCTTTTGCTACAAGACCACCACCTACTGCTGCTCCTACTGAACCTGCACTCACCGATTCGATGAAAGCAGTTTCGGTTAACAGATCTTTATCTTGCCAGTTCATACCATAGCGAACCTGTAACTGATTTGGCATATGTAATGCAATAGCAGTTTTTAGTCTTTTTACTGGTCTTGTAAATTTTCCACTTTTGGGGGCAATAAACTCAGCAGTACGAAATCCAACAGCACCAGCCATTAAACCACCAAGCAATGGATCGCTGCTTGTTGCTGCAGCAGTTCCACCTGCACCCATAATTCCAGTAGCAAGAGTATTAGCTCCTACTACTCTCGCTTTAGAATAATCTTGAGCAATAAACTCGCTACGGATACTTGGAGTGTAATCTGTTACAAAATTGTCCGAATTAGATTTACCAAGTTTAGATTCTTCAAGAACATTAATGTTAAAAAGAATCATACTTTCGCCATATTCGCTGTAGTTACCGATCAGATCTCTTGGGTAGGTTAGCTGGTCGATCTTGTACTTGCTACCATCTTCAGCAGTAAATTCATTAGGGTTGGTTTGAGTGGCCATCTTTTAAGTCTCTAAATATGTATTGTTGGAGTACACCTTCTATTATTTAGTTATGTTTCACAAGAGAAAATTTAAACCTTTACATCCCGAAAAATATGATGGCGACCCTACAAATGTTATTATGAGGTCCAGTTGGGAAACGAGATTCGCATCTTGGTGCGACAGGAACAGCGCAATCATAAAATGGTCGTCAGAAGAAACAGTTATCCCTTATAGATCGCCAATCGATGAAAAGATACATCGTTATTTTGTCGATTTTAGAATACAAACAAGAGATAGTTCTGGGAAACTTGCCACATATTTGGTAGAAATTAAACCCCATAAACAAACCCAACCACCTGAATATCCTGGAAGAAGAACCCAAAGATATCTTACAGAGTCTGCTACATTTGTTGTTAACCAAGCAAAATGGAAAGCTGCTGATTCTTACGCTAAAGATAGGGGTTGGCATTTTAAGATAATTACTGAATATGAACTTGGTCTTGCACAAAGTAAATAAATAGGAATATGGCCAAAAAAGAATCTTTTCAAGACCTGTTTGACCGATTTAGAGTAGATCCTGATATCTCTCGAAAATCTAAAACATGGTTCGAGCAACAAGCACTGCTTTTAAATAAACAGCAGAGATACCTCACACCAAATAAGGTGATGAATAACAACCCAGAAGTGTTAAAGGGTAGGATAATTCCTGGTAAACTCTACATGTTTTTTTACGATCCTAAAACAAAGGATACGTTACCATATTATGATATGTTCCCTATGGTTTTTCCATACGCCAAAGTTCCAGGTGGTTTCATGGGGTTGAATATGCACTACTTACCATATCAGTTGCGTGTTAGGTTATTAGACAGACTTATGGTTTTCGCATCAAACACAAAGATGGACGAAACAACAAAAATTAGATATTCTTGGGCAACAATTGCAGGTCTATCAAAATTTAATTTGGCTAAACCGTGCGTTAAGCACTATCTAGACAATCACGTAAGATCTCAATTCAAACTTGTCCCAGCTGGAGATTGGTCTACGGCAATGATGCTTCCTGTTGAACGATTTGCAGGAGCAAATAAACAAGTTGTCTGGGCAGACTCAGTAAGGAAATCAAGATGAGCACATTAAGAGAGTTCATATCTCAAATAAAAATGGGTGGTTTACAAAAACCATCAAAGTATGAGGTTTACATTGGTAGACCAGCTGCTATCTCCAACGGTAAATATCAAAATAACAATGAGTGGAGAAAAATGTTGTTATTTTGCGAGCAGGCAACTCTTCCTGGTATAACATATACTACAACTCAAGCAAGAACTTTTGGTGAGTTTAGAGAAATGCCTTATGAAAGAATTTTTGATCCACTACAACTAAGTTTCTATTGTGATAGTAAAATGTGGATCAAAGGATTCTTCGATGAATGGATGAATAACATTCAAGACGGAAAGACACGTGTTTTTAACTACTACAACAAATATACAACAGACATTCAAGTCGCTACACTTGACAATGCAGGTAACATTACATATGCAATAAATCTTTATGAGTGTTACCCAAAATCAGTGTCAGCGATTCAGTTAGATTATGGCGCAAAAGATGTTATGAAACTTCAAGTAACAATGCAATATCGTTATTGGAAAAATGTTGAATACGCTAGATCTCCGCAAGCGCAAGCAACGACACAAATATCTAACCCACCTAGAGCAACACGTGTTGCTAATGTTATCGTTCCACAAGATAGACCAGTAAGAGCAATACCACCAGTTAACCTATCTGATTTTCCTGCTGCATAATGAGGATATAAATGAAAAGTGATGAACAATTGAACAATGTTTTTGGAATTGATAATGTTATGACAAAAACAGAAATTATAACAAGAGATGGTGAAGTAATAAAGCCAACAGACTCAAAAGTTGAAGACGATTATGAGTTGACGAGAGGTAATATACAAGCACTACTTAAACAAGGACACGAAGCATTAGCGAATGCCTTAGAGATAGCGAAACAATCTGAACACCCAAGAGCATTTGAAGTTGTTGGGAATTTAATGAAGCAACTGGTTGACGCCAACCAGCAACTGATGGATCTGCATAAGCAGAAACAAAAACTAGATGAACCTGCCCAAAGTGATAAGGCAAAACAGGTGACTAACAACAACGCTATTTTTGTTGGAAGTACTAGTGAGTTGAATAAGTTAATCAAGAATATGACTAAAGGAGAGTAACACTATGGCTTTACCAATTTTACAAACGCCAATCTACACGATTAAGATTCCATCAACGAATCGTGAAGTAAAGATTAGACCATTTTTGGTCAGAGAAGAAAAGGCATTATTGATCGCACAACAAAGTGAGGATATAAATGTCATGGTCAATACACTGAAAGAAATTGTTTCTTCGTGTATCAAAGACAATGTTGATGTAGATAGTCTCTCAGTGTTTGATTTAGAGTATGTCTTTACTCAATTACGTTCTCGTTCTGTTGGCGAATTTGTTGAACTACTATTTTTCTGTGATGAATGTGATGATGATAAAGCAAACACAAAACTGACAATCGATATCTCTAAAGTTGGTGTTAAGGGTGTTGAAGAACACGTTAAAAAGATTGCTTTGTACGATGACGTTGGGATTATGATGAAGTATCCAAACATAGAAACTCTGATTGCTTTGGAGAAAGTGAAAGAAGGAAATTTTGAAGCAATCTTTGATGTAGTCGCAGACTGTATTGATTATGTGTACACAAAGGACGAGATCTTTCATGCGAAAGAACAAACCAAAGAAGAAATATCAGAGTTCTTAAATAGTTTAACGCAAGAACAATTTAAAAAGATTGAAAGATATTTTGAAACAATGCCAAAACTGTCACATGATATTACATATGATTGTCCACTTTGCAAAAAGCACCACAACAAGGTGTTGGAGGGTGTTGAAAGTTTTTTTTAATTAATCTCAGCCATGAGAGTTTGGCGAATTTTTACAAAATGAACTTTTCTCTAATGCAGTACCATAAGTATTCCTTGGCTGAGATTGAAAACATGATACCGTTTGAGAAAGAGATATATGTGGCGATGTTGATTCAATACTTAGAAGAAGAAAAACAAAGACTAGCGAGTAAATAAAGATGGCAAAATCTAATTTGGCTAAAATAATCCCATTAAGACCAGGAATGGATGGGTCAGCTGTATCCTCTGAAGAAGCAACAAAGAAGTATAAAGAAGTTGCTGAGAAGGCAGAGAAAAGCGATGACAAAATTCTCAAGTCTAATGAAAGACTTTCTACTAATCTAGAAAAATTAGCCAAAGCAATTTCAGTTGGTACAATTAAACCAAACGAAGCGCCAAACTATAAAGATGGTGGCACTTGGGATCAACGCACAGTAAAAGACCAAGCAAAAGATTATGTAATGGGACGCAAAGGTGCTGATGGTAAACGTGATCCATTCGACAAAGACTCATTAAAATATAAATTTGGTTCAATAAGAGGGCTGGCAAAGACAATGAATGTTGTCGAAGACGACAGCTTTGTTGGCAACCTACTTGGTAGACGTGAAGACAAATTAAAACGTGCCGATACATTAATGAAGATGAATCCTCAAATGAAGAACTTAAAACAGTTCAAAGGGGATGATGAGAAAGTTAGACAGTACTACATTAAACAACACGAAGAAGAGTTTGCTCCAGCTCAAGCCAAAGCGCAAGCAGAAAAATATAAGTTAGACTCGATGCTGCAAAGTGGCATCAATCCAGATGAATTGGCAAAGTCTGTTGGTGGTAAGAGACAAATAAAAGCAGTTGAGACTGCTCAAGCTGACGAACTACTAAAAGATAAATTTAGAAAACAAGAAGTCAAGAGTACCCTCGATGGAATGGCTGCTTCTGTTCCAGGTTCAATGCCATCAAATGTTATACCATTCCCATCTCCATCGTCAGGTGGTTCGGGTGGAGGTTTTGGTAGCGACAAAGAGTCTACTCTAGAAAATAATCGTTTAATGGCTCAGCAGAATGAAATGTTGAGTGGTATGAGAGAAAATACTGCTGCCTTCCCAATATATTTGGAAGAGTGGCGTGAAGAAACAAAACGAAAAGTAGAATATGATGCTCAACTACTACAAGCTGTAAAAGAAGGTGGCTCTGGTGGTGGTCTTATGGATATGGCTGGCAGCGCATTGGATGCCTTGGGTGGTAAAGGTAAAGGTATCCTTGGTAAAGTTGGTGGTATAGCTGGTAAGGCTGGCACTTTCGCAAAAGCTGCTGGTGGCGCACTTATGAGAAATGCTGGTCCATTAGCAGCTGCTGCTTCAGTGATTAGTGGTGGTGTTACTGCTTACCAAGGTTACAACGAAGCAAGCGATAAAGTAGCCAGAGGCGAAATAACAAAAGAAGAAGGTACAGTAGCAAAAGGTGGAGCCATCGGCGAAGGTGGTGGTCAAGCAGTTGGTGGCGCAGTAGGTGCTCTTAAAGGTGCTGCTGTTGGTGCAGCAGTTGGTTCAGTAATTCCTGTTGTTGGTACTGCTATCGGTGGTCTTGTTGGAGCAGCGATTGGTGGTATTGGTGGTTCATATCTTGGTGGTAAAGCAGGTAAGTTCCTCGGAGAAACTGGTGGTAAGATTAAGAACTGGTTCTCTAGTTCTAACCCAGATAAATCTGGCGCAGAATCCAAAGTGCAATCTATGACTGCTACACCACAAGCGCAGACAGAACCTAAAGTTACGCATGCAACAGCTGCAGGTAAGAAAATAGAAGAAGCGAAAACAAGATTAGAAGGTCAAGCGCAAAATGGTGGGCAAGGA